CTTACTGTTCCTCTCTCGTAGCTGGCAGGGGGCTAGGGGTGTGGCTATCGCACGGCGCGTTCCAACAGTTGCTCGCTCGGCGCGCGTGGACATTCCCCGGCGGCGTAGTCAGCGCGGCCTCTAAGAGTGCTTCCACTGTCGCCTCGATACGCGCAAGCCTGCGCTCCGTCTCACTCATTACTGTGTCCCCTCTAGCGCGGCCGATGCCGTGCCGGTAATCGAATGCGTAACGTGTGGCCCCGGCTTCTCGCAGCCAACGTATTCGCAGCGCGGCTCGATTGCGATGAGGGTGGCGCGCATCTGCTGGTTCTGCCCTTCCAACTCTGCGATGCGCTCGGCCTGGGACTCCAATGCGGCGGCGGCTTCGTCGCGTTCTTCGCGGTAAACCGTTTCGAGGTTCACCAGCCCTTCAAAGGCGTCCCACGCTGGCGCCGGGGACCGCGGTTTTCCGCGCAAGCGTTTTATAAGCTCGGCAATCGCTTCAGGGGGGCGAGGAATGTCGGAGCGCACTTCGGAGAGCAGTTCAAGCTCGAACGCGCCGTCCGTGAGAAGGTCGGCCGCTTTGCACAGCACGCAGTTTCCGCAGTTGGCGAGTTCTTCGCACTTGATGCTCGCGGCGGCGAATCTCATATCGCTCGGCTTAACGCTCGGCGTTGCATCTTCGGCCCGCTTCGCAATCTCGGCAAGCTCGGTAGCGGATAGGGGGGAATCGCTCATTCGTGAATCTCCGGTTTCCAGCGAAGCGTGACACCCTGCTTGCGAGCCTTACGATCGAAACAGTCGAGACAAAAAAGCCCAGGGGAGCATCCGCCTCTTGCGCCAAGCCCCGTCACGGCGTCATAAAGCTCGTTGTCAGCCCACCACAGCAGATACGGTCGCCCACATTCTTGGCACGATTCGCTGATATGACCAAGGACGAGCGTAAACCAAAGCGTTCTTAAAAAGCCGAGGATGCGCCCGTGACGCAGATGGTCCAATGACCATCGAGGTCCATTGCGCCAAGCGTATGCGTAACCGTAACCCGGCGTTGTCATAGTCCAGCGCATCGGCTTTCCTTTCTCGGCTGTAGGGGCTGACTGCTCATCCTTTTCCTCTCGTTCTCGGGTCGGCTCGCACCAAATCGTCGTAGCTAACGGCGTCGTCGCTGGAGCCTTTGTATAGCCACGCGTGAGTTCAAGGTCGTGCTCGTGGATGACGCCTTCAAGCAGCGTAACGTGCACCTCCGACTCTGCGATGCGCTCGGCCTGGGACTCCAATGCTTCGGCGAGGCCGCAAACGATGCAGTTTTCCTTGCACGGCCAAAGGCCGCCGTGTCCGCGAGCTTCGCAAACCCTCGCGGCTTGCGCCACAAGCTCGGCAATCGGCTTCACTTCCGCTTCTTTACTCATACTCTCACTCCATCGTCTTTGAACCAGCAGAATCGCTCGCGAGGCCAATGAATGTAACGGTGCGCGGTCTTGGTGGCGTCAACGTACTGCGAAATGGTTAGCACTGTGTTCCCTGCCGTCCAGAAGAACGTCTTGCAGTTTTCATAGACGACCTGCGCCGTACTATCGTCGCGGTAGAGCGTCACTGTCATGCCGGGCTTCACTTCCGCTTCAGAGGGGCGAGTCATGGCGCGTACTTCTCGTTGAGCAGCGCGACCTCTGCCGCCGATGCGGCCTTGTTCTCCGACGATCTGGGGGTGCTATCGTTATTCACACACCGATGTTCTCACGCCTGTTTATAGGTTGTCAAGCCTTGCGCGGATACGGGTCCTGGTGGTCGCCCTGCGGTGGACGGTCGCCCGCCGGGGGAAAGTTTTTGTGACCGTACTTGCCGGGGTCGTCTTCGACGACGGGCGCGGAGTCTTCGAGCTTCTCGTTGTCGTTCATGCTCGACCCTTCGCGTTGACAACCTGCCCACCTGTTGATATGGTCGGGGGAATGACTGCCAAACGCGGGTTCGCCTTGACGCTGGGCGAGGAGCACCATTCCAGCCGTATCACCGAGGCCGACGTGCTCGTCATCCGCAAGAGCAAACTCTCGTGCGCCGCGCTGTCGGCGATCTACGGCATCAGCCGCCAGGCCGTGCAGCGCATCAAGACCCGGCAGACGTGGGCGTGGCTGACCGACCGTGGGACCAAACGAAAGTACGCGCTGCCGTCGTGACCGTCGCGGAGCTAATCGAGAAGCTGCAGGCCATGCCGCAAGACGGCGCCGTGTGGGCGAGCGACCGGGAAGTCCTCGATGCTATCGAGAGTCCGTTCAAAGGTTCGCACGATGTTTGGCTGAGGGTTGTGCCTTGAGCGTTGTCGATCTAGACAGCCACAGCGACTATTTGGAGAGCGAGCGCAAACGCCACGGGCGTCGCGCCGCCACGCATCGCGACAAGCTGCGGCGGGCCGCCGCGTTCGTTGAGGCAGCGATTGCCGACCCCAGCGAGGGCCCGGAGTTTACGCGGGCGCTGCACCTCGTGGCGCACTCGGTCAAGCATCTGCTCTCGCCGCGCGCATTGGCCTACTTAGAAGGAACGCTCGACGACGATGCGCGGGCGGGCTCGATTCGCTGGCGGGAGCTGGCGCGACTCGACCTGTGGCTGCGCCGTGCGAGCCTACCTGTCGGCGCCAACGCCAAGAGACTCCCGTACGCGCGGAGGTTCACCGCGACCGACGAGCACACGCGCCAGCGTGCTCGTTCTCATCCGCACCTGTTGTTCGGGGCCGCCACGAAAATCACCGGGCGCACGACGGCGGCGGTCTACGGGATCGCCAAACGCGCGGGCGTCGCACCGAGTACGGTCGTAGCCGCGCTGCTCAACTTCGGGCTGGAGCGCATCGCCCAGGCGCTGCGCGAAACCAGGACGGTGCCTCCGACCATCTCCGACGAGATGTCGTCGGCATTCCCCGAGGCGACGTGATGCACGGCTTTGAACGACAGCTCGAAAAGATAAAGTCCAAGGACGACTTGCACAAGTGGGTTGACGAGCTGGACGAAGGTGCCATCGGCCTATTACTCGTGCGGAACCCCCCGTCGGTGCATTGCAGCGAAGACGGCTGCGGCGAGATACACGAATCGTATAGTTATCGGGAAATCGGTGACGTTACGTTAGAGCAGACGCTCTACATTCTAAAGTCTTACGAGCATTGGATGTTTGGGAACATGATTCAATGACGGCGACGTATCTCACCCATCCCCAGCTCGACATCGGACTCAAGCCGATGCGCGGCCACCTGTTCGTCAAGCTCGACGACGCCAAGCCGCCGACGGGCCTCGTGCTCCCCGACACCTACGAGCGCGTCGAGAACAAGGCCGTCGTGTTGGCAACAGGTGAGGGCACCACGACGCCGGTTGGCGTCAGCGTCTTTCTCACACCCGCGTGCGGCGTGAGTCTTAGCGTCAGCGCGCCGAAGTTCGATCTTCCCCCGAGCATCCTCGACATCGAAGAAGACGACGTGCTAGCAACGTACTACGAAGATTGGGCCGAGGTGTGGAAACGCTGCCGTATCGTTGGCGTGCCGGCAACGAGTCTTGCCGCACATTGGGTCCCTATCGAGAACCACGTACTGATGCGCCCGTATTCCCCGGCAGGCGTCTACACCGGCGGCATCATCGCGGCCAAGAACGAGAAGTTCCCCCGCGTGTGGGCGTACCTGTTGACCGTGCCCGTCGCGACGTTCGAGCGCAATCCCGATCTCGTACCTGGGCGCATGGTCGTGTACGCACGGTACTCCGACGAGCTGCTGGGCTACGACACACGCGCCAACGGCGACAAAGACCTGCCCGTTGTCATCGCGCCAATCGAGGAGCTGAAAGCGTGTATGTTCCCCGCACCCGTTACTTTGGAGGTAGACTAGTGATTGTTATTTATGACGGTCCCAACCACCACCTGAAAGTCTTTGACCAAAACGGCAATCAGGTGTTTCTGTGCGACGCGCGCAACGATTCGGTCGCCGACAACGCCTGGCGCCCCGACGCCGGGTGCCCGCCTGGGGACTATCAGCTCGCGGCCCCGGAATACAACGATCTCGATCAGACCAGCACGCCGGATAACGATTGGGTCGGTGAGGGCCGCTGGTTCGTGCCCATCATCGACATACCGGGGCACGACGGCATCGGTATCCACGGGGGCGGGAGCTGCGTCGTGCCCCACGAACTCGACCCGCAGCAGGGCTGGTGCCCGACGCTCAACTGCATCCGCTTGCAGAACGAGGATTTGGAGAAGTTCGTCGATCTCGTTCCCAACGGAGGCTCGTCAATAAAGGTGGTGCAATCGCCATGAGTCTACTTCCAATCGTGTTTTTGGTTCTTTACATTCTCTGCTGGGCAGGCGGCTGGTATTTCAACGCTGTGCCACCGGCTCCCAACCGCCCGTACAACTTCGGCTGGGCACTTCCGTTGATTTGCATTGGCATCCTCGGCTGGTACGTCTTCAGGCCGCATTAGATGAAGACGACCGACATCGTTTCCATCTGCGCGGTTATCGTTGCCCTCGCATCGGCCATCTCCGAGCCTGCGCTTGAAACCGTCGCACCGGGGCACGGCGCATACATCGCGGGCGTGCTCACCGTTGCGGGGCTGGCTGCCGGCGCCATCATCCGCGTGCTCAACAACAAGGCCGGTGCGCCGGCAACGTCCATCGTAGACTTCGCGCCGTCGGTCCCAGCCGGAACGGCGGTCACGACGCCGAATACCCCTGTCACCGGAATCAACACTATCTCCCCGGCCCCAACCACAGCTCCAACGAAAGCGAGTTAGTCATGTACGACGAACCCAAACCCGCACCGGCAATCGTCCCGAATCAGCCGGTGGGCCCGATCCCCGGCCCAACGCACACGACCCCCGAAGCCGTTTACGGCGACCCGACGGCGAACGAGCCAGCGCCGCCGCTGCCCGACCGCGCAGCGGCAGTCACCCAGCTCAACTTGATTCAAACCGACCTTCTCCTGAGCGGCAAGAGCTTCGCATCGGACATCGTCGGTCTGTTGCTCGCGATGCTTGCCGACGCGCCCGACACCATCAAGTACGCGCTGCCGAAGGTCAAGCTTACGCAGACCGTCAGTCTGTTCGGACGCAGCTTCACGTTCACCGAGGCGCTGCTCGGCGGCGACGATCTCGTAGTTACCGAGACGCCCAGCTAGTGGATATGCGTAGCGTCCCTCCCGAGTTACGCGGTATCACGGGCGTCGTACCCGTCGCGCGCCCCGTCTCCGACGAAGAACGCCAAGCCCAGCTCTACAAGGAACAGGCGGCGCTCGACTACCAAAAGGAACTCAATAACCGCCAGCTCGCAGCGAACCGGGCGGGGCTTGCGTTCCAGCTCGTCACGTCGGGGTTCAACCAGCTCTGCAAAGCCGACGAGCACTCCAACCAGGAAGACCTCGCTCTGGCACGCGCGACTAGACGAGCAGCGATGAACGTGTTAAAGTCCTACCTGGACTAAGCAACATCGCTCGCTTCAATAAAAGGCCCTTCGGCATGGGATTCGTCTCCTTGGTGCTGAAGGGCCTTATCTTATATGTTTGACCCGGATGGTATCTTCGATGACGTAAGCGGGTTTGAGGCTCGCGATCCGGCACCGCGACTCCCCGAAGACGACATTCTTGCACGCTGCGATGCGAGTTTTGCCTACACCGCGTTCCGCGACGTGTACGGCTACGACGTAGAGCCCCAACCGCACCTCGAAGTCGCCGAGTTCATCGACACCGCGATGGGCGACTATACGTTTTCAACAGGCGAGCAGCGGCTCTACATGGTCGGCTTGCCGCGCCACACCTACAAAACGACGCTGTTCGCTCAAGGGCTGCCGAGTTTGGCGCTCGGGCGCAACCCGAACCTGCGCTGCCTCATCAGCAGCTTCCGGCATGACATCAGTAAGAAGCGGCTGCGCGCCGTCAAGCAAGATTTAGAGTTCAATCCACGCTTCCACGCACAGTTTGGCGACGGCTGGAAGCCCGAGTTCCGCGAAGACGTGTGGAACGACGACTCGATTTACGTCATGCGGCGTACCGATAAGACGTTAATCGACCCCAGCATCGCGTGCGCGGGCCTGGACCGCTCGATGACCGGCGGCCACTTCGATCTTATCATCGGCGACGACTTCGTAACCGACACGAACATCCGCACCAAACAGATGCGCGACAAAGTGTACGACTACATCATGGATTTGCTGCCGATTTTGAGTCCGACGGGCGTGCTCATACTGATATTCACGCGCTGGCACACCGATGACGCTTACGGGCGGCTCATTCGTGCCGACCAGCAGCGCAAACGCCAAAAAGAAGCCGAGTTTTTCACCAAAATCATTCACAAGGCGCACAATCCCGACGGCACGCTGTTCTTTCCCAGCGTTTTGACCGAAGCGTTCCTCAAAGACCAGCGCGAGCGCATGGGCAGCCGAAAATACGCCGCACAGTACGACAACGAGCCCATCGCCGACGAGGATCGGACGTTCGCGATGGACCGCAGCCGCGTGCGGGCCTTCGATTTCATGGCGCGGCGAACAGGTGGCGGCTATGTCGTGCTCTCCGGACGCGGCCAGATGCCCGTGCTCACGACCGGCGCGTGGGACCCGGCTGGGCGCATCGCAACGACGACCTCGGACAGCCACGGCATCACCATCTGCGGCACCGATATGGCCGACTTGCGCTGGGTCTGCGAGGCGCTGAGTTACAAAGGCAAGCCCACCGAAGTCGTCAACGCCGTCATCAACCTGATTCTGTTTTACAAGCTGTGGGGGCTCTCGGTGGAAACCGACGGCGGTGGCGGGTTGTGGATCGACCTGCTCAACGCGGAGCTTGACCGGCGCGGCATCCCGCGCATTTACATTCACGAATATAAAACAGGCGGCGTGCCCAAGAACGTCCGCATCGCGACGGCGGTGCAGCCGCGTTGGGAGCGTGGCGGCTACATCCTGCGCCCAGCGCACCACGTTCTGCTCAATCAGATCGAAAGCTTTAGCATCTCGTCGGAGGCCGAGCATGAAGATGTACTCGACTCGCTCGCGCAGCACGAAGACTTTGCGCGCGTGCCGGAGTCGTGGGCGCGCGAAGACGACAATCCCATCGACCCGGAGTACCGGAAATACCGTGAACGCTTTGGCGGCGAGTTCGAGCATCCGGGCTCGCGCGGCGGCACCCGGTGGGACATCGGTAGTGCCTCCTCGTTGACCCCCGTTGGGAGGAACGTCTATGATTAGCGCGACTACCTCTACCAAGGAGGCTCTCCATGAGCGCAAAGAAAGATCGTAAGGGCTCCGGCATCCTGCCCGTCAAGTCGCTGACCGAAGCGATGGGCCTGGGCGGCAAAATCAAAGCCGGGGAGCCCAACCCCATCCGCACGCAGCGCGAGGTCGCCGGCCTGGGCGCCGGCAAGAAAAGCTCCGCGTCGCCGATCAAGACGATTCACAAGGGCAAAGGCTGGGACGGCCCCAAGCCGCGCGTCGCGCTGCCCGGTAAGGCGAAGAAATAGATGGCCGAGAACAAACGCAAGAACTCCGGCAAGAAGCTGATGATGATGAAAGCGATGGCGAAGGACGCCGCCAAGGGCTCCATGCCCGGCAAGATGCCGGGTAAGATGTTCGGCGCCAAGAAGGGCGCGCCGCACACGCCCAAAGCCGTCAAGGCTCTCGCCACGAAGTCGCGTGGGAAGCAGATCGCGATGACGCCTAAACCCGGCGCGGCCATTGCGCAGATTCCCAAACCGTCGGCGGCCCCGCGCAAGAAGAAAGTCACCGTCAAGTAAGGAGGCCCCATGCGGCTCAAGTACGCGCTCTCGGCCCTTGGCGCCGCGGCGCTTGTCATTTCGATGGCGTCCGGGCTGCGTGCCGACATTCCAGTTGGGCAGTTCGGGCCTACCGTGCTCTCGTCGGCGGCCCCACTGCTCTCCGGTCGCTGCGGCTCCGGCCAGAGTACGGCGGTCATCCAAGCTCTGGCGACGACGATTCCCGGCCCGACGCCGACGGCCTCACCGACGCCGCCGGCCACCCCGACGCCCGGCCCGACTAGCACGCCGATTGCGGCGATCTTCACCGCCCAGGTGTGGACCGCTGCCGATGTCGGCGGCAAGCCTGGTCCGACCGAGAGTCCTTACTACGCGACGCCTGCGCCGACGTTCTCGGGGGCGCCAAGTAAGGTCTACGTCGGCCTCGCCAGCGACCAATGGATATTCGTGCAGCTCTCGTTTACGCAAGGCGTCGTGCCGGTTACTATCACCTGTTCGGCGTCCGTTGCGCGCAACGCGGTTCCAGGGGCATCGGGTGCGCCGGGGCCCACGGGCCCTACTGGACCGCCCGGTAGCTCGGGCACACCGGCGGCTGGTCAGTGCATCGGCGTCTCGACGCCACCGGCCGCTGGAACCATATCCTACAACTGTCCAACGCCTGGCCCACAATCAACGCCGTCGCCACGCGCCACCTCAACGTCAACTGCAGGACCGCCGTCGTGCGTTTTTACCGGCTCCTGGCCGTACACTCTCGGCTGTAGCTTCCCGGTGATTCCAAGTTCGAATACCACAACGTCGTACTACGCCACGACGGCCCTGGCAAGTATGGTTCCAGCCGGAGGACTGGCCTCGCCGACGCCGATACCGTGCGCTGGGTCCGGCTCAGTCAACTGCTCGGGAGGTACGCTTTCGGTAACGACGGGCGTATCGAGTGGAGTAAACAGCGAGTGGATAGCAACGCTGACCATGTTCGGAACGTCGGGTGCTGCGTTAAGCTCCGGCACCGGAATCTTCTGCCTTACCGCATCGCCAGCCCCTACGGTCCTTGACGCTACGGCTGTCGCGGCGGGCGCTGCTTGCAATGGTGGCCCATACCCTGCTGGACAAACGAAAATCGAGGGAGGGTTAGGTGCCTTAAATCCTTTTCAAACGATGATTTCACACATCCTTATTCCAAATAGCTCGACCCAAACCGTTACCTGCTTTGGCGCTCTCTCCGCATCCGGTATAGGAACCCTGTACGGCTACTGTGCAATGAAAGTTGAGCCGTACTAATGCGCCTGATGCTTGCGTTCTTAGTCTTTGTATCGCTCGGGCTCGTAGCGGCTCTAGCAACTACCGCGCAGCCAAACTGCTGCATCTCTATTCAGTCTCCAATCACGCATATCGTCATTATCGACCAAGAGAATCGGTCGTTCAATAATATCTTCATGGGGTTGCCGGGCGCTACGACGGCATCGACGTACACCGACCCGCAAGGGAACGTGTGGCCTGTTTCGCCGATGGGATTAACGCAGGCGTATCCATCGCAGAGCCCGGATGCTTACGACCCGAACCATGAAAACAACGGCTTCGTAGCGGACTGCAACAATGGTGGCGGCCTCTCGACCTGTCCGATGAATGGCTTTAACTCCAACGGGTGCGACGACGGCCAAGTAACGTGTGCGAGTACGTGCCCGACACCGACGCCGATAACATACGTTGCGCCGACACCGAGTAGTGCCAACCTCTGCGTTATCGCGGCAATACCGCGCCCGCAGGTATCCCCGTATTGGGAGATGGCCGCACAGTACGCCGTTGGGGACGAAACCTTCCAGACGAATCAAGGGCCGAGTTTCCCCGCGCACAACTATTTGCTGGCGGCGAGTTCTTCTCTTTCGGCTGGTTCGCTAATATCCGTTCGGGATAATGGCTCACTCGGCGAGGACGGCCAGGGCCACATGGGCTGCGACTCTCCTCCTGGTACGACGGTTCCCACAATTAACATTACCACCGGAGCGCACTCTACGACCTTCCCGTGCATCGGGATTACCTCGATTCTCAACGAACTCGATGCGGCTGGCCTAACGTGGCAACACTACAACTATCAGCCGAACACACCGTATTGGGATAACCTTTGGACCTCACCGGATGGCTTCAGCCAATACGGCTGCACCTACGGAGCTTCAGTCCCAACGTGCCCGGCGGAGTTCTTAGCGAACGTCATCACCCCGCCGTCAAAGTTTCTCACGAACCTCGGTACGTGCGGGAACCTCGCGAACGTGACGTGGATTACGCCAACCGGAAAAGCCTCGGACCATGCTTATATTACCGATGGTTCCGGACCGGCCTGGGTGCTTTCGGTCGTTAACGCAATCGGTAACTCGTGCTATTGGAACTCGACAGCGGTTATCGTGCTGTGGGACGATTGGGGAGGCTGGTACGATCCGATTGCGCCGACGATGCACAACTACTACGAAAACGGGTTCCGCTTACCGTTCATCGTCATCTCTCCGTACACGACAGCGGGCTACGTTTCGCACGTTACGCGCAACGCCTACGGTAGTGTCCTGCAGTTCATCGAATCAACGTTTTTACTTCCGTCGCTTGAGAACGCCGACGCGTACTCCGACGCCGACAACCTTCACGACTTTTTCAGCTTCAACCAATATCCGCGTTCATTCAGCACCCTATCGTACACCGGGAAGTTTACGCGCAAGTGGTTCATCGCAACGATGCCGCACGATCACACCATACCGGATAAGGAATAGTATGTGCAAAGAATGTAACGGCAAAGGCTTTGTGCCGATCGGGACGCCTGCGATTCCGGTGGACCGTATCTGCCCTGCCTGCAAAGGTCGCGGCGTAAAGTGATTAGGTTCACCTTGGCGCTTCTGCTCCCTCTTACCGCGAAGGTCGTGACGACGACGCTTAGCGTTGGGATGCAAGGGGCGGCGACGGCAACCGGCACGGCGGCAGCGGATTACCTGTGCTTCTAGGTTTGTAGTGGCGCAACGTACAATAACGGGTACGCTGTTCCCGGATCAACCGCTTTCGCTTCCCATCCCCGAACTCGACAAGGCGCAGCGGCAGGCGTTAGGCGAGACGCAGAGCATCCTTATTGACCTCAATCTCGGCAATCGCGCGGCGCTGGATTATACGCTGGATTATTGGAACGCGATGTACGAGATGCGGACGCGCCCGCGCGATTATCCATGGCCCAACGCATCGAACTACTGCCTGCCTGTCGTCCACAGCGCAGTCAATGAGTTCACCAGCCGCATCGCCGGGACGGTGTTGGGGCCGCGACCGTTCACGATGCACGGCAACGATCCGGTGTCGGCGCAGTACGCGCACGTCGTCGAGCAGTTCATCAACGGGAAGTACGACGAGAAACGCTGGCACAAAGAAGCCAAACAGGCGATTCATCTTTCCAGCCGTGACGGCACGTCGGTCATGGAGGTCATGTGGAAACTGTCGGCGCGAACGGAGTACCGACTCGACAAGGACCCCGCAACCAATAAGACGGTTCGGCGCAAAGTCTCCGTCGTCGATTATGACGACCCCGCGTGGACGGCCATCGAGCTGCGTGACTCGCTGCTCTGTCCGGTTTACGCGCCCAGCATAGCGGCTGCTGACGGGTTCGTTCGCAAGATGTATATGTCGGAGATGGATTGCCAGCGCATGGTCGCGTCGGGCATCTTCTACCCCGATGCCGTTGAGAGGGCGCTGTCGTATGTGCAGGCCGGGATGGGCGAGCTTTCACGCGACCGCCAAGGCGCGCGGACGTACACCATCGCCGGGCGCATCCAGGTGGCCGACATCGGCGTGCAGCCGCCCGACAACCTCGGCTTGGCACGCGGCCCCATCGAAGTGTGGCGCGGGTTGTGGCGCACGTTTGACCTCGACGACGACGGGCAGTTCGAGGACAACTTCATTTGGACGTATGACCAGGGCCGCATCCTACTCGGCGTCGCGCCGTTTCAGTATTGGCGCGGCTGGCCGTACTTTCCACTCTCGCTGATCCCACGCCCTAATCGCTTCTACGGGTTCTCGGTCCCCGAGTTGGTCCGGTTCGCGCAAGAAGAAGGCAACGCGCAGCACAACGGGCGGCTCGATATGCTCGACTACGCGCTGTCGCCGATGCGCTGGCGTACCAACGCCGTCAAGTTCGCCGACGAAGACAAACGCTGGGGCATGGACTCGGAGATTATCGTCACCAAGAAAGACGACTTCGGCTTCGTCGATCCGCCGGTTGTGCCGCAGCAGTCTCAAATCGAAGAACAGTCCCTCTACCAGCTCGCCGACCGCGCCGTCGGCAGCCCGCAAGCTGCTGCGGCACCTGTTGCATCCGGTGCGCGCCAGAGCGCTCGGGCCGCGCAAGCACAACAGGCGATTCTCGCGATGCAGAGCAACTCGGTCATCACCGACGCGCGCGAGTGGCTGCTCGATCTCGGCAACTACACGCTGGGGCTCTACATCCAATACGGCGACGATCAGATGCAGACGACGGTGCAGTCGTCTCAGGGCACGCAGACCGTGCAAGTCCCCAAAGAAATACTCTCGCTCGATATGACGATGGGTGTCTCGGGCGGTGGTGGCCCATTCGACAAAGAACAGCGCAAGCAAGACTCGCTGATGCTCGCGCAGTTCCTGATGCCCAACCCGCTCGTTCAAGGGAACCTCGGGCGCATCTGGCAGATGACGCGCATGGTTCTCGAAACCCACGACATCCCCGAAGTGACGGCGTACATCGGCACGATGCAAGAAGCGATGCAGCAGGCTCAAGCGATGCAACAGGCGCAGCAGCAGGCCCAGCAGCAACAGATGATGATGCAAGTGCTCTCACACGCGGCGTTCGGTAAACCGCATCCGGGTCCGCAACCACCGCAGGCCCCACAAGCACCTAGCGCACCACAAGCCCCCGGAGGTATGTAATGCCAAACCCCGATTACGAAAAAATGAAGAACGCGAAAGACCTTAATCCTAGTACGGCATCGCAACAGGCTGCGAAAAGAATGGCTGACGAGATGAAGGCTGCTGGATTTTCAGGCTTTCGCATGGACACCAAAATGTCAAAGGGCGACGCCCAAAAGCTGAAAGCTATGGAAGGGTCCGTGCCTGCGTCGGTGCAGAAGATGGCTGCCCAAAAGATGAAGCGCAAGCCTCCCAACTCGTAGGTGGACCGCCAACAGCGCGAGCTTTTCAACGAGTTCCTTCGCAGCAACGGCTTCCGGCTCTACCTCGAAGGCGAGCTGGAATCGGTGCGCGCGTGGCGCCGCGAGCTGGTCAGCAACTTAGCTCTCACGCTCGACGAACGCCTGGGCTACCAGCGGGCCATCGCAGCCGTGCAAGCAGGAATCACGGGGGCCTTCGACAAGGTGTCGCTCGAAATGCCTCCCTGGCTCAAGAAGGAACTTGACTTGAATGACGACTGAAGAACCGTTCTCGCTCTCGGTCGATGACGAACCCATCGTTCCCGATCCGCGCGACGTTCCAATAACCCCCGAGCCCGCCAAACCCAAGACTGCCGAAGAACTCCAAGCGGCACTCGACAAGTCGCAGCGCGACGCTGGGGTCTACGCCGCCGAGCGCGACGCCGCGAAGATGGCACTCGAACGCATCCCCGTCGCAACAGCCCCGGTTCATGCGGCACCTGTTGTCGATGAGGCGGCGAACCGGCAGCGGTTCGAGACGTTTATGTCCGACATTGCGGCCAAACAGCTTGCCGGCGACTACGACGGCGCGAACAAGTCGCTGCTCGGGCTCGTCGATGGCCTGGTTACGGAGAAGCTCAAGACCGCCCAGGTCCCGATTGCGACGAGCGGTGCGCGCCAAGCCATACGGAACTTTGCGACGACCATCAAAGACGACCCGATGTTCCCCAAGGCCAAGCAAGAGTTCGAGCGCACCGTCAACGAGGCGCTGCCTGGCCTGGCGTTGATGCCTCCCGACCAGCAAGACCAAGCCATTGAGATTCTCTACGACCGGGCTGTTGGCGTCGCCGCACGAACGCAGGCGCGGAACAGTCGCGCCGAGGACCCGCCGCCGTACACGACCGGCTCGCCTAGTTCCGGGCTACGCCCGGCTACCCGGAACCGGAAGCTCTCGCTGGTGCAGCAAACGTATATCACCAGCGCTCGCGACGCTGGGATACCCGAGACGCGCATCCGCGAGGTCCTCGACGAAATGGACCGGGGTGACGTATGAACGCGCACCCGACTGAAGAACAGGCTGACCTGCTTATCGGCGACGACGGGGATGTCACGCAGAGTTTCAGCGACCAGGCCGTCACGTCGCTTCGCAAGCTCACCGCGACGCCCGAGCAGATCAACCAAAAAGCCGAGGACGGTTACGTCGTCTTCCCCAACGGGCGCAAGGTCCGTATCTCGGACCTCAACCTCGATCACGAATATCTCTCGGGCGACCATAGCTCGATCTTCGCCGACACGGCGAAGTTCCTCAAAGACCCGATGCCCGGCGCGATGTACGTTTGGGCCAAGAAAGACGACCCGCAGGCGGCGGCCAAGGTCCGCTCGCATCTGTATCGGCGCGTCGAGCTAGACGAGCTGAAGGACGACATCGACCTTCCCATTGCGCAATACGAGCTGACGACGCACAAGAATGCCGGCAAGAAGGCTTACGCGCAGATGTTTGACGTGCAGCTCATGGAGGTCACGCCCGAAGCGGTCAAGCGCCTCTACAAGCTCCCCGCGGCGCAAGCCATTATGAAGCAGGCCGGGCACGCGCCGTTCAACGCGCTGCGCGAGCAGGTCAAGGAGATGACCAAGGGCCAGGCGTCGGTCGAGATGACGCGAAAGGAAGTTCTCAGCCCAATCGAGTAGGGTTCTCGACCGTGGTAGCCATAAGGCCCCTGTTTTCACAGGGGCCTTCTCTTTTTGGTGACTCCTCCTTGCCGCTCCGACCCGCCGCCAGCGATACTTGACGCCAGAACGCTTCTCTGCGAGGACGTACATGGCACTTATCCCGATTCAATCGCCGATTGCGAACGTCGCGTCGGGTCAAATGGGTCCCCCGGTCTTCTCGGCGCGGGCCTACTCACATATTAACGACGCCGACATCGTGCAGTTCCACTCGACCTCGGGCGAGCTGGAAACGTGCTCGGCCAACGTGGCCTCGGGCATCATCGGCATCGCGCAGCACGACAGCAACGCGGTCTACGATCAAATCACGACCGGGTTGCAAGCCGTCTTCGGCAGCTCTCAAGAGAACACGGGCCTGTTCCCCGGCACGCCGGGCGAGGTGCTCGTCGTCACGCTGGGGGCCAACATCATCGTCGCGATCAACCTCTCGGCGCTCACGGGGTGGGTGTCGGGTGGAACGTATCAGGCGACGTTGGGCACCGCAGTCGGGTTGGGCATCGACGGTACGACCGGCTTCTTCTACGCCGATCCGAACGCTTCAAATAAAGTAGCCACCGTCTCGCAGAAAATCATCGGCCCAGGTTTTGGTGGAGTGGGTGATCTCGGCGCCCGCGTCTACATCGCGTTTACTCCTGCCGACCTCTCGCCGGTAACGGGACACTAGAACATGGCGCAATCGACTCTTACAAACACTAGGACTTTCTTCCAGGCGCAAACGCACGTCGTCACGGATATTTATAGCAATACCGATCCGATGAAGCCGCTGCGCTTCCCCGCCGTCTTCAACGGTTCGGGCTCGGGCTGGGAAGGCGATATGGAACGGCAGTTCTTCCAACTGCTCTCCATCGTCGGGTTCGGTTACCTGCCCGTTAAGCAGGAAGGTCAGACGGCCAGCATCGACGCCGCTTCCGAAGGCACGCTGCAGTTCTTCCCCTACGTCTCGTATGCGCTGCGCTACATCGTCACCAAAGAGATGGGACGCGAAGACGCGCGCAAGATCATCCCGATGCTGCCGCGCCTGTTGAAGTATTCGTCCTATCAGACGCAGGAAGTCAACTTCTGGAACATCCTCAATCTGTCGTTCCTCAACGCCGCATCGGGCGGCTACAACGTCAACGACGGGTTGGCGCTATGCTCCAACGTCCATACCTGCGCGGGCGCTCCCGGCATCACTTGGAGCAACTACCTCGGCGCCGTTGCGCTGACGGTCGAGACGATCAACCAGGCGTTCAACCTGATGCTCTCGATGCCCGACGACCGTGGCTTGCAGACCAGCCGCACGCCGGTCCAACTCGTCTATCCGATCTTCTTGCATCAGACGGCGACCGAAGTAATGTCGTCCTACTACTACCCCAGCACCGACGAGAACCGCGTCAACGTGGTCGCCGGCACGCTGCAGCCCTGCGCTTCGGAGTACCTCACCTCGCCAGCCAACGGGCCGTATCCGTGGTGGGTCACGTCGGGCAAAGGTATGCCGGGCACCGATGCGCACACGATGTTCGCGACGACCAAATGGGACGAGC